TTCGGTCAGCAAATATTCATTGACTTTGGAACTGGAACAACTGCAGACAATGTATATGCTGTTACAGGTATTGATCATTCAATTGCCTCAGGTGAATTTAAGTCTAACGTCAAGTTTGTTCAACTCAACACATTTGGTAAGTTTATTGCGATGACAGACAGGGTCGAAGAGGCACTTAACGTCATTGCGGACGAAAAAGAAGAAGACTCCAGCAGCTAGACTGTACAAATTTACATGTGCATTTACAATGTAACATGCAAATACTGTTCAACAAAAATTCTATTGGTATGGAACGACATCTTTTGATGGGTGATAATTGCATACAGTGGTATGACAATTTTGTTGACAATGTCTGGACTTTTGGATTTCACGACGCACCTCTTTCGGTCGAAACTCTAAGAGAAGTTCAATTTGAAGAACCTCTGAAAATGATTCCGGAGTCTCATGTAAAGACATTTACAGAGCTTTATCCTGATGGGTATGACTTTCAGATACCTTGGAGATGGATTCTGGGTGAAAAGAAATATACAGACTTACTACAGAATGTTGCAGAGAACGCGAAATTAAGCATCTGTGCTTTGGAAGCATCTGGATACCATAAAACATACAAAAAAATAAGAAAGTTTCTTACAGAGCTTCGTAGACCTATTGTCGATGTTGATAAACTCGCAAAATATATACATCAAAACGATAAAGGCATGACTGTTGAAACGTCTTTGAGGTCATTTGCTCCAATTGAATCTTTGGCGCCTTCTATAAAATACGACTTGGTAGGCACTGCAACAGGAAGATTGACAGTCAAGAAAGGACCAAAAATTTTAACGTTGCCTGCTAGATACAGAGATATCATTAAAGCCGAAGACGGATGTGATATTGTCCAGATTGACTTGGTGTCTGCAGAACCTAGAACTGCGTTATATGTTTCAGGAAATACAGCAGAAGGTGATGTATATAATCAGATCTCCAAAGATCTAGGATTTGACTTTCCAAGAGACGTAATTAAGGTTGCAAGTCTATCAGCATTGTATGGAGCAGGTCTAAACAGCTTAACAAATCTTTTAGGAAGCAAATTTAAAGCTAAAAGAGTTGTGGATAATTTAAAGTCACACTTTAAAGTAAATCAAGTCACAACAAAGCTGGCACAAGAAATGAAGGATCGTGACTACATTACAAATTTATTTGGAAGACGTCTAGCAACAAGAACTGACGAAATACAGAAAGTATATAGTCACTTTATGCAATCAACAACATCTGATGCTGCATTAAGTATGTTTTCTGACTTTTGTAAAAGTGCACTAGATGTTGACAGTAATTTCAAGTCATTTTATGTAATTCATGATGCTTTAGTGTGTCAAGTTTCAAAGTCTAAAAGACAAGAACTTCAATCAATGTCCAGAATTCTACATTTAGATGACGTTGGCGATTATGAAACGAAAATGACTTCTGTAAATGATAATTAAAAGGGTATCGAGGAGCTAGCCATGAACAGCATTAAAGATTTTCTTCGAAGAGAAGTAGCTAAATTAATCTTGGAAGAAAAAGAGAAAAGCGAACCTAAGAAAGAACCGACAAAAAAGAAAGATTCTGGTCCTGTTAAAAAAGGTAAAGTTGGTCGGGGTGGAATTAAAAAGAAAATTAAAGAGGCAGGTGCTCTTGCCAGCGAAAACCCTAAAGAGCTGATGAAGCGCCTAGGTGTATCTGGTCCGGCAGGAGGCGCAAATGATTTTGATAAAGTCGTTAGTCTTATAAGATCAGCAATATTTGGCAACGAAATAATGTCAGCTGCATATGGAGGAGCAAAGATCATAAGTCTTCCTATGAAAGAGGAGACTGTGCGTGCTGTTGAAGTTACTACTCGAAAAATAAGCCCACGTGACGGTGCTCTTTATATGTTACACACTCTTACAGGTGCTCATAATGCAGGTTTTTTGCAAGGATTGGAAAAACAACTTGAGGTTAGTATTGAGCAAGGCAGAATTGTAGTATTGTTTGACTAGAATACAATACAAAATGTTACCTCTGTGTATAATTTGATAGATTGGAGGTATAAATGAGCACACCTGATTTTGAAACCATAAAAAATAACTGGGAAACATTTGAAAGGCTTTGTAAAAAGCTTGAAGACGAAGGCGTTAATAACCTTTTGGAAGCTCTAGGAGAAAGGTTAGTAACAGCTCCTGCAGCAACACACGACTCTTCACCAGGTTGTTTTCCAGGTGGACTAATCCAAAATAGTTTAGAGACAACGTCAAAGCTTAAGAAAGCAGCTAATCTATTTGACAATCTAAACACAACATCACTTTTAAAAGTAGGTCTACTTCACGAGATAGGTAAAGTAGGTGATTTGTCCAACAATCTTTTTGTTGATCAAGAGTCGGACTGGCATCGTGAAAAGCTAGGTCAGAACTACAAGTACAACGAAGTCATACCCAAAGCTACAGTGCACGACAGAACATTAATGATTTTGCAGCACTTTGGAGTCAAGCTTACACATGACGAGTTTATGGCTATTCGTCTCTCACAAGGCTCACACCTCGAGGAAAATAAGTTTTATGTAGGATCAGAGCCTGATCTAGCTGTAGCACTTCAAATTGCAAAAAGGGTGTGACGTCATATTTATGTTTATGCGTAATTTTGACTTATTAAGAGAATACATCTACCGACTAATTGAAGCCTCTAAAGAAAAGCCTGACTTGCTTGTCGAGCCAGACAAGACTAAGGGCCGCGATGAGGAAGAAGAAGAGGTAGATGAGTTTTCTGCTGCAGGTGCTGTTGCCGGTGCTATAACACCTATGGGAACAGACTCCTCATATCCAAAAAAGACCCGCAGCAAGTCTAAAAAATCACGAAAATAAATTACTGAATATTGAACAATTGACTAGTCTAGCCTAGACTATAACAGGCAATAAAAGTTGACTATTGCAAATTAAGGAGATAATATAATGGCAATTGATTTTGATGCAATTCGTCGAAAGCTAAACAAGCTTTCTGGACAAAATTCCCGACAAAACGTAACGTGGCGTCCTCAAGAAGGTGAAGAACATTCAGTTCGTCTTCTTTCATTCCCAGATAATGACGGGCAACCTTTTAAAGAGCTTTGGTTTTACTATAACATCGGCAATAACCCAGGTCTCTTGGCACCGTATCAGTTTCAAAAGGCTGATCCTATTCAGGAGTTAATCACTAAGCTGCGAGATGATGGTTCAAAGGAATCATACGAGTTGGCAAAAAAGCTTTACCCAAAGATGCGTTGCTATGCACCTGTAGTTGTTCGCGGTGAGGAAGATAAGGGTGTTCGTATCTGGTCTTTTGGAAAGACGGTGTACCAGTCACTCCTCAATATTATGCTTGACGAGGATTATGGAGACATCACAGATCCAACTGAAGGACGTGATGTGAAGGTTGTTTGCACAAAAGCACCAGGACGTCAATGGGCAACCACTGAGGTTCGACCCCGCGGCAAGCAGTCCGTCTTGAGTGAAAATAGTGACACGGTTAACACGTTTCTCACTTCAATTCCTGATCTAGATGACATGTTTACATGCAAGTCATACGAAGAGCTAGAAAAGATTGTCAATGATTGGCTAAATGACGATGGTACTGATGATGTTGGGTCTACACGTGGATTTGAAAGCTCTTCAAGCTCATCACAGACACAAGAAACTTCATCAACTAGCGGATCATCACAAGGTCAAAAGTACAAGTCACTTGATGAAGCTTTTGCTGACCTAGAAGATCTATAGACAATAACAGCGAGGACCAAAGATGGCAAAACGAAAGTACCCTGATCAAGATGGGTTTACCAATGAACTCATCGAATCACTAAACAAGGAACATGGCAATAAGATTGCTTACAATCTTGCCTATGACGATTCGCCTACACACGTGAATCGATGGATATCAACAGGCTCAAAGCAGCTTGACTATATCATTGCAAATCGTGCGGATGGCGGGTTACCTGAGGGTCGTATCGTTGAAATCTTTGGTCCTCCGTCTATTGGCAAGTCACATATCGCAATTCAGATTGCAAGATCTACTCAGCAAATGGGAGGTATTGTTGTCTATATTGATACCGAAAATGCAACAAGCGTTGAAAATCTTTCTTTGCTAGGTGTTGATATTAGTAAAAGATTTGTCTATGTTGATACACACTGCACAGAAGAAGTTCTTGCTATTGCTGAATCTACTATTATGAGAGCTAAGGCAATGGATAAGGATGTCCCTATCACAATCATATGGGACTCTGTTGCAGCTACCTCTCCCAAGGCAGAGCTTATTGGTGATTATGACAAAGATTCCATAGGTCTTCAGGCGCGCGCTATTTCTAAAGGGATGCGCAAAATTACAGGAATTATTGCAAATCAAAATGTGTTAATGATTTGTCTGAATCAGATTCGAACCAAAATTGGTGTTATGTATGGAGATCCAACTACAACACCGGGTGGCAAAGCAATACCTTTTCACTCGTCTGTCCGAATCAAGTTAGGTGCAGGACAGCAAATCACAAACAAGGATAAAGAAGTAATTGGAATCAATGTTTCTGCCAAGACAATCAAGAACAAAGTTGCTCCTCCTTTTAGAACAGTAAATTTTGAAATCCACTTTGGTGTAGGAATTAAAGAGCATGAGCAAATGTTTGACTTGCTAAGAAAACATGGCAAGACAGAAACTGACACTAAGATTATTGAAATGTCTGGCGCTGGTGCGTGGAAAAAGCTCACAGTGTTTAGTCGCGACACAGGCGAAGTTCTAGTAGAAAAGAAATTCTATAAAGCAGACTTCGGTGATATCATTAGCGACCCTGAGTATTCTGAATACGTTGAAGCAATGCTTAATGATGCACTAGTTCGAAAGTCAGCACAAGAAATTGATCTAGAATCATATGAAGAAGTTAGGGCAGCTGCTCTAGAAATTGAAGACGAACTAATCAATCCTGAGGGATAATATGCTTGATAAACCTGTTCTTATAGTAGACGGGTTGAACTTTTTTACTAGACACTTTGTTGTAAATCCTACAATGAGCCAAAACGGAGAACATCTGGGAGGGTTTGTAGG